ATCGACGATTAAGTGCTCTTCTGCTGTTAACGCGATGCGGAGGTACTCCGACGAACCGAAGCGGGCTAACTGTTCTCCACTTTCTTCTCCAGACGACGACCGTGCGACTGAAGCTTCAGTGCAGTAGATGAGGCAAATGCTTACCTATCTGAGTGATGGCGGAGAGGGGGGGATTGACCGCCCATGGCTAGCCCCGACACTCCTGCCTGCACAATTCTGCCCGCGTGCTGCACTAGATAGCAAGACCTGAGCGCCAGGCGAAACGAACCACACCAGACTGCCGAAGAGAGCACAGCCCGAAAACGGCAGAATTGTAAAGATTGTAAACTGGCTCCTAGGAATCGCCCATATGAAGCCACTCGATAAGGCCGATTTTCGTGCACGACGCTATTTGTTCGAAAAGAAGGACTTCGCTCAGGCGAAGGGTGAATATCCCGGCCCCACAAATCTCATCGAAAAAACCACATGGATGAGTATTGTGGCTCTGCCAGATGATGTCAGCATCAGAACCTCTGACAAGTACGGTCCACAAATTCGGACGATTTGGGATTATTGGGGCATGTGGACTTGGTTGGTACGCGGAATCCAGGCTCTAACGACGAATCCTGCCGAGTCGCCCACTGCAATTGCCGCATGTGATGCGACAGACGAATTTCAGGCGGCAACTTACGCAGCTCTCGTCGGATTCTATCGTCTAGCGTTTTCTGCCCTTCGCAACGTGCTGGAACAGATCACGATTGCGGTGCAATTGACTCTTAGCAATGATGCTAAGAATTTCCGCGATTGGAGAAACGGCGAGGAGCGGATCAGATTTGGTTGGGCTGCGGACATGCTTTCCAGCAATCCATCCGTAGTCATTTTGGAAAAACATCTGAAGGCCGCAACCAATGATTCTCTGTTTGCCCAATCTCCGAAAGGATTAGTGCGTCGATTCTTTGTTGAAACATCAAAGTACACACACGGGGTAGCTGGTTTTGCAGATGGGGATTCGCGTAAGAGTAACGGACCTATCTTCTTACCCAAGACCTTCTTGCAATGGTGTGTCACCGCTCTCAAGACTTATGCCATCGTTCTGCACCAAATCAAGCTCGCTCATCCAACCTTAAATGACGTGCCCGACGAGATTGAGCCGATTGGGCCGCCCCTTAGCGTCAACGATTTCCGACGACGCGTAATCGCGGATATTCCCCCGAACGATCCAGAGTTGGTTGTGCTGAACTCGCTAGCTGCCTTCTGGCCCTGATCGCACGCGGAGTGCGCTTGTAGTCTGGAGACCAGCCACGCTGCAATAGTTCAGAATTCTTCATAAGCGTGAAGCAGGCCGAGTGTTTCAAAAGGCTGAGGAATCTTCCGGAAACCCGTGGCCCGTTCGTACATCTCGTACGACACTCATGCCCAGCCCGCTCTGATCTTGAGTATTAAAGTCGCGCAACTTTGTATTTCTTCTTTATGAACCCACGTCCACCAGCAAAGCCACGTCCCGTGATTGTCAATCGCGCAGTTGTTAAACCCGTCGTCAGGCCAGCGGTCTGCAGACTCAGTCCGGTATCCCAGCCGAAGGCTCAACAGCAGACCGTACTCGAACGTCTGGCCGCTCTTGAGCAGCGCGTCGAAACTTTGGAGATGGTTCTGGATTTCAAGAAGGACATCGCAGCCGCACGCGCCGATGTCGAACGACAAGAGAAGGAATCGCGCCAGGAGACTCAGGCTGGCCATTACCCCAGCTCTGGAATCCCGCGAATAGAAGTCGCGTAACAGTAAGCTGTCGGGCTAAGTGGGTTTCATTTCGGAGCGGTCACGATGTAACCTCTGCCGTCCGGCTTGAACACACTCCAGAAATCCTCGCCTCTTGCAATCCGTGCATACTCTGGAGAACCTTTGTAGTTTTCAAGATCATAATCGTATAACTTCCGAAGCCAGTCGCGTCCCCATCCACGCGGTACAGGCCAGTGCTTGGTTCGCGCAGCCTGCTTCCACTCTTTCCGAGTGAGTCCGCGATAACACGGTTCATTCTCTTCCGCATAACTTGTCGGTTTCGAAATGTTGGGATTCAGAGTTCCAAACCACTCCACAGACTTGCTGTAGACAGCGGCCAATCGTTCAAGTCGCACGAAGTCGATGCGCCCATGACCTTCGACCTTTGAGAAATACGATTGCGACCATCCCATGATGTATGCCACTTCAGGCTGCGTGTAACCCGCTTCTAGTCGCGCCTGTTTCAGCTTCTCCCGAAGCAGTTTCCTCCCTTTGGAATCCTGCGTTCTAACCTGCTGAACGATGGTTGCCATATTCCGAAATGGAATATAGCACTTTCCTGCATAAAGTGCATCGCTAAGTACCTGATTCAACAATAGAAATAGAGCACTGCAAACTTACCGGTTCTTCAGAATTTCTCTGGATAAGTCTCCCATGAGCGAAAATATCCAGCTAAGCCCTGCGCCCGAAGCCTCTGTCCTGACGGTTGTTCCCGCCAAGACCGAAGCTCGGGTGTTCGAAGCTGAGGCCACCAAATTGGCAGATTCTGCCATTTTGACAAACGCCGAAGCTACCACCGCAGTACGAACCGAAGATGATTTGTGCGCCGAGATCACACGGCTGTGGACCGCAAACAAAGTGAATCGCTACGAACTGGGCGAGAAGCTTTGTCAGCTTAAGCAGCAAGCCAAACACGGGGAATGGATGAAGAGAGTGGAGGCCACCATTGGAATTCCCCAGCGTACGGTTAACAGCCTGATGAGCTACTACCGCGAGGAATTTCAGCAGCGGACGGCGAAGTCAGTGCTTGACGTCGCATTTGACGCTGAATTGGCAGACCCTGCCAATTCTGACCAAGAGGACGAACCGCAAGGCGAGCGGAACAAAGCCCCATACTTTCGTCCGAAGATTTCGCTGAAGTGGGAGGAACAGACGGCGTGGAAAAGTGCCATCGAGGTGATCATCGCCCAAGTGGACCACGTCAACAATCCCACCGAGGCAGTTTTTTACGCGGTGACCATGGCAGCGGAACGCTTCGCGGCTGTGGAGCCGACGGAACCTGCCGTCGAGGCAGTCACCGTCGATCCTCCTGCTGTGCCAGTGCCCCTTCTGCTCGCGGGAGCGCCTGAATACGCTCGACCGTATGACGAGTTTGAGGAGGTACAGTGATGAAACTGCCCATCGTCACTCTTTCTCACCAAGAGCCAGAGCAGGAAATTGCTGCTCTGGAGGGGCAGTCGATTGGGGCGGGTCATTACGACCGCCTCATCGATCCGTCCACCATCTATCTCAAACCCAACGGAGAATTTCTCTGTCTCTGGCTCAAGAATGTGATTCCGCTGAATTTGCAGCGAGAAGCCTATCACGTACTTAAGCACAAAGAGATTGCCCCTCCCGGCAGTGCTAAGCGACGTGGTAAAGCGTCAGGGAACGGGGCAGATCGCAAAGCCGGGAGCAGCATCCTTGGTGCTTACGACAGAGATGGCCGCCATCATCCTTGTGCGGCAAAGGCTGCCTTCAACGCTAAACACCCGCATCTGTTTCGGCGATTTCTGCCGTACGCAATGAAGGTCAATCAACTGTATGAGAAGAACCTCCTGGCCATATACAACTCGCAATATTTGGTCGCTCTCGCAACGTGGCCAGAGTGGCTCGTTGGGAGCAGCGTCTTCACGACCATTCAAGTTAACAAGGGTTTCCGTACGCAGGTTCACAAGGACGGGAACAACTTGCACAGCAGCGTCGCCCCGATGACTTGTTTCACTAATGCCGTTGGTGGAGAACTCATTTTTCCAAAGTACGGCGTCGCCGTTCCGTATGGCAACGGAGACATGTTGTTCGCCAACGTTCACGAGTGGCACGGCAATGCACCGTTTGTCCGCGTTCTCAATACTACGTTCCGTACCACGTGTGTGTTCTATTACCGAGCACGAATGGTGCAGTGCGGAACGATGGCTGAGGAGATCGAGCGCATGCGGAATCGAGACCTCGGAGATCCGTTGTACGGCTGGATCAACGACGGAAAGTTCTTCTCACCGGAGGAACAAAGAAAGCTGACAGTTCCAGAAGAGGATGAACTGCTGTGACGGCGGAGGAAAATTGACCGTCGGCACCAGCCACTAACGTGGGTATTAATTCCTGTCGTGCCGTGGCCGGGACGACATTTCATGGGGCGGTGAGCTTAGTCCCCTCACCGCTCTGTTCTACTATCGGGACTAAATAGGGACTACATGCCACACAAAGACATTCCAGCCGATGTCCCGCAGCGTGTGCTGCGTGATCCAGCGCGTCGAGATTCGCTCGAAGGTCGCGAAGTTTTCCCAGACGAAATTATTTCATCCGTCTTCGCAGACGAGATTGAAGCCACCACTCTGCCAGAAGATCCCCACGAGAACAGCGATCTGACCGATTTATGAGTCAACTGCGAGAGACGATAGCGGCGTTGTTCTACAGCGGACAGTTAGTAGAATTGCGCGTGCTCGGCCACAAGGCCACCTACGATCTGTGGTTCAACGAACCTGACCAGTTGGCTGAGGCTGCTGAAGAATTTAGCAACGATCCTTCGATCAAGGGCACGTACGTCACACTGCACACGCTCGACAAACAAAAGATCTGCACGAAGCAGCGTGGTGTCATCCTGAACTCGCTGGCGAATATGGCGAAGCCAGCAGCTCAAGCCACCACGAACGACGATGTGAAAGCCCTCAACTGGTTCCTCATCGACTGCGATCCAGAACGCACGAATGGACAGAGCAAATCCAACAGCACACGCGGAGAGAAGAAAGCTGCCGCTGATCGTGCGAATGTCGTGCACGAATACCTCACTTCACTGGGATGGCCGGAACCTGTCCTTGCTGACAGCGGAAATGGCTGGCACATGCTTTACCGTGTCGATATTCCATTGTGGAAGGAACATGACGGGAAGCTGGTAGGCACGGGTGATGCGCTCATTCTGCGTAGTTGCTTGGTGGCTCTCAGCTCGATGTTCACGACACCCGAGGCCAAAATCGACATCTCGGTATGGAAGCCAGCACAGGTCACGAAGCTGTACGGCAGCATGACCAGAAAAGGTGCGAACGAGGAAGACAGACCATGGCGTCGCAGCAAACTAGTCGATGTACCGCGTCCGATTGAAACAGTACCGCTGGAGAAACTGAAGGAACTCGCCGCGCTCGCTCCACCAGAAGCCAGAAAGCGTCAGGGCGAAATGCCCACGCTGGAAGAAGATTTCGACATTGAAGATTTCTGCACTTTCTACGGGCTGGAAGTGATCGGCGAGCCATACGAGAAAGGTGATGGCAGAACCTACCACATTCTGGCTGAGTGTCCCCTTGCCGGGCACAAGCATTCTGGCGACGGCAACAAAACGGCGCTCATCATCGGCGATACGCTCGGCTTTCACTGCTGGAGTGACGACTGCGATGGCAAAACCATCGGCGATCTACTCCGCAAGCTGAACGAAACTCACAATCGCTACGATGGCCCGCTGTTCGTCGAGCAAGAGATCGACTGGAATGCATGGGGTGCAGCAGTGGATGTCGCAGAGATGCCTGAAGAAGAAAAGCCAGCGGAGACGTTCGAAGAAACTGACTCGCTGAAGTTCGAAGGCAAGATCGTAGTAGGTGCAACGCAGACACAAGAAGCACAGCCTATACAGCAGAAAAACTATGCCAAAATCACTTTGAAGTATCCCGAACTTGCATTCCCATACGAATCGCTGCCACCCGGACGCCTGAAAGATCTGGTGGACAAAGCCTGCGAAGGCGGACTCGATCCGGGACTCGCCTGTCCAGCCATTATGTCACTCGCATCTTCGCTCCCATTCAAAGATCGCATGGACGGAGCGAAGATCAATCTGTACGTCTGCCTACTCGCACTGGTTGGAGCTGGCAAGGATACAGCCATCAAGCGTGCGCTCAACGTGCTCGGCATCGAAGGCAACCAGTTGGTCTACACCTCGTATGCACCATCTGGCGAACGCAGCATTGCGATGCTGTTGGGCGACAAACAGACTGGCACCAAGAACGCTCCTGTAACCACTCCAGGACCACTCCGTCACTGCATCGTTACAACCGAACTCGAAGATACGCTGGCGAAATCACGCGGAGAAACCAGCAGCGTGTTGCAAGCCATGCAGCACTACTGGGACCACAACAACAAAACCTATTCCGATTCGAAAAAGGGCACACAGAAGGTCAATTGCCGTTTGTCATGGCTCACAGCGCTGCCAGTAGGTGACGACGAGATCAGCACAGATGCATTTCGTCTGGCGTTTGGCGAGCATACTTCACACGGGATCGTGGATCGTATGTTCTTCGGCTTCAGCGAGCGCAAGTTCGACGGACGTCGTTCACGCAACTGGGAAGTGCCTTTCGATTTCAACAACTACACCATCGTTGATGATTCGCCGATGGACAACCCCAACGTGAAAGTTACTGTGGAGCGGACAGAAACCCTGCTCGGTCGATTGCAGAAAGCAGAGGTTGTGGGCTTCGCTGATGGCGTTGAGGAGCTATATCTCAACTGGAATGGTGAAGGCCGCAGAACATACGACCTGCTGAAACTAGCTGTGATCGTGGCCCTGATCAACGGCCACAAGCAGATCGAAATGGAGGATTGGCAGTTCACCTGTGCGCTGATGGACTGGCAAGCGCGAATCCGCGAAGTATTCAGCACCGGAAAGGCCAAGCGTGTACACCAGGGTGAGATGAACGAACTCGTCATTAAAGAACTGGAAAAGCGCACTACGAAAGTTCTGGATGGAATCACCAGCGCCAACATGAAGATGATCCCTCAGAAGAACGGCAAGGGTGAAATGGTCGAGCGTCCCTTTGTCCGCTGGAAGGCGATGGCAAATGAAGGACGCTGGTACAAGTTCGGCATGGACGCGGAGCGAACCATCGACCAATTGCAGAAAGCAGCCGCGATCCAGTTCCGCGAGATCTACGACGGTGACACGACCGAGATCGACAAGTCGTGGATTCGTCTGATGGGGCAACCGAAATGAACGTTGACGAGCTGTTCGAGAATCGCGAGAAACTGCGCGCCCTGGTCGCTGAGGCTAGGCTCTATATAGAGACAAACGAGCGACGTGTGGCAAAGAAGCGGGCGAAACTGAAGGAGCTGGAACACGGATTGGCGATGACTCAATCGGCCTTGGACGGCATGGAAGCCAACCGCCAGCCGGGTGCGCCGTCGATTTTCGGCGAAGGGTGCGGAGCAAGGAGCTTGTATGATTCATCATGCGGCTCCCGGTCATGACGTCACCGAGCTTCTGGACGAGTCCGGGAATATCCAGCTAGCCTGCTCTTGTAACTGGAGAGCGGGATATCTCGATTTCGTGCTGGACGACAATGAGAAACCCTCCCCAGCCGTGATCACACGCTACATCGAAGAGCACGTCAAGCGCAGCAACCAATTGGAGCGCGATCGCATTTTCGATCTTCCGGATTACGATGCACCAAAGCCAGTGATCCTCCCGGAGAACTCCACTGAGTGATTTGCACGGAGCAACGGAGCTTATATAGGGGGAGAGAGAACTTTTCAAAAACGTGGAACTAGGACACGACATTGCTCCGCGTGGTAGACGACTCAGAAAAAGAGTCTTACTCTCACGTATTAAAGCGTTCTTCTTATTTATTTAATAAATGTCTTCCTCCCTCTCCTTGCTCCGTTGCTCCGTTTGCTCCGTGTGATGCCTTTTCGGTTTGAGACATCTGTTTCAACGAACCGGCAGCGGCGAACATATGTTCTCTCTGGGTATCCAGCCGCTCGCTGGTATGCAAGAGCCAAGCGACCTGCGATGTGCCTATAGACTCCCAGCCTGGCTCGCGGTGTTGTCGGCAAACCGATCTCGATATCGAGCCAGCCCGGTCAGTGAGCCAACTTCACCAGGCGGAGAAGACCTTCCTCTCCGCTCCATACAGTAGTGTGCTGTAGAGCACAGCGTGGAACGTGCTCCAGTCCTTCCTATGAAGCATTTCATGAACGATTTCTGTCTCTGAAACGACAACATCAGCAGGCTTAGCTGGCTGCGTATTAGGTTGTGAGGCGGACCCGGCCCTCGTTGGCATTAGGATTTCCACCGCTCGGCACGCTCAAGCCCGCATGAACCCTAGAGACAAAATCCAATTTCGGCTGGATGAGAAATGAACCTCGACCGCGTTCTCTCGAACTTCAAGGATTACCACCTTCCGATTTTCATCGGGATGTTCGGCATCGGTTCGGTCCTGCAATGGTTCGGGCACTTGACGATGGGTTACGTGGCGTTCACCGGAACGATCATCGGCGGTATCACCGGACACGCATTCTCCCCGGCTCAGTCCGCTCCCGATGTTCAGAACACTGTGGTCGTAAATAACGACGCCAAAGGATAGCTATGAACAAACACCGCAACAAGAATGTCGCCGAGCAGTCTGCGATGGACCCGACCAAGATCCTGAACGCCATGAACGAACAGGAGCTGTTCCAGTACATCATTCACCGTTTCGTGGCTCATCAGTTCAAGCCGGAGTTCCTGGCGAACAAGGTCTCGCGCGGCGAGCTGTTCGCTCTGTTGCAGAGCATGGCTCCCGCTGTCGGCTGCGTGGGCTTCCACGCCATCGTAATTCACCTGTTGTTGGAGAAGCTGGGCGTAACGGACGCTGAGATCGAAGCGCACAAGACGAAGCTAGCCGAGCAGAAGGTATCAGAGATTGAAGCCGAGCAGCAGAACGCAGAGGCCGCACTCGCCACTGTGGCGGAGATTCCTCCGACGATTCAATAAGGACACGGCATGACCGAAACCAAGATCATCATCGCTGGCAAGCCGTATGAGATTCCCGAAGGCTGGGAGAACGACGGCTTCAGCCGGAAGCCCGACGGCAGTTATCAGTTGAACTTGAAGCGCGTGGAGCGACAGAAGGGCGACGGTGCCCTCATCGCGGACTACATCCGCACTGTCACCAAGAACATTTACCTCGAAGCCGACGGCAGCGAAGCCGCGAGTGTCGAGACGATCCCAGAATTTGCTATTGAGAAGCCCTCAATTCCCGGCAACGCGAATCACTTGCTGCGGAACCCTGACAAGCCGCGCATCGTGACTCCTCCCGCGAAGAAGCTTGTCATCGCAGGAGCCTAACCAAGTTTCGTGGAGAGTGTCACCACGGGGCTGAGCCGTTAGCCAACACGGTGCCCGTTTGCCATTCTCCCGAATTCATTTCTATGCCCGACGAGACACCACAACCCGCTGGATCGCCACCGGAGGAGAAGCCTAAACGGAAGCTTCCTGAGGCGATGGTCCGCGCTCAATGGAAGCCAGGGGAGAGCGGCAATCCACTCGGGCGTCTGCCGTCTACCGGCAAGCGAACCATGTCTCCGAAGATTCTCCAGAAGCTGACGCAAATCTGGCTTCGCGCCGATGCACAGGATGATTGGTTCGCTGGTGGTCTGGAGTTCATGAAGAAGCAGGGACTCTCCATCGCCGAACTCATCACTGCCCGCAAGCTGTACTGTCTCGCGACCAACGTTCGCTACAACAACACCGCATTGCTCAAAGACCTCGAGGACCGCACTGGTGGCAAGGTGCCACTCTTCGTCGGCAACAAGATCGGCGAGCAGGACGACTTCGAAGAGTTGAGCGACGAGGAGCTGGAGGCTTACATCACCGAGCGCACTAACCGTGTGCGTATGGCTCTGGAGGAAGGCGAAGCTTCTCCGCCAGAAGGTTCACCACCGGATGCCTAGAGTCACCAAAGCCGATATCGCTGAGATTTCGAAAGCCGAGCGCAAGCTGGAAGCTCGCAAACTCGCAGCCGACTTCAGCCTATTCTTCCGCGAAGCGTGGAAAGTTCTCAACGATAAAGTCCCGCTCACCGAGTCGTGGCACTACGACTACCTCTGCGAGTGGCTCACCTACGCTGCCTCGGGGCAGATGAAGAAAGACCACCCGACGTGGCGCGGCATTATCATCAACGTCCCTCCGCGCACCTTGAAGTCCGCGATGGTAAACATCCTGTTCCCGGACTGGGTGTGGGCCTCGCATCCTGAGAAGAAATTCCTGTGTGTGTCGTACGGCGCGGAACTGGCTATCAACGAACTCGCCACCAAGCGTCGCAAGCTTCTCGGCACCGACTGGTACACCGAACGCTGGAGCAAGGTTCGCATTCAGGAAGACGTGAACCTGAAGCATCGTTGGGACTCGAACGAAGGTGGCTACATGATTGCCACCACTCCCGGTGGTCACGCTGCCGGCTCGGGCGCGAACATCATCGTCATTGACGACATCATCAAGATGGCCGACGAGTCCGTGTATGGAGCGGATCGCGAGAACGCGAACGGCTGGTATGAAACAGAAGGTTACTCGCGTCTCAACGACCAGAGCAAAGACTTCTTTATCGTCGTGTGCCAGCGCCTGCACGAGATGGACTTCCCCGGCTACTTGAACAAGAACGAGTCGGGTCTGTGGCACAACATCGTCATTCCCCTGGAGTGCGAAGAGGACACCGACTACGTCTTCCCGATTTCTGGCAAGGTCTATCACCGCAAGAAGGGCGAAGTTCTGCTGCCCGATCGTTTCCCACCACACGTCGTTGAACAACTGAAGCGGCACCCCGTTCGCTGGGCTGGGCAGTACCAGCAGAAGCCGATGCCTGACACGGGCAACCTGATGGACCCGAACTGGTGGATGGAGTATGAGACAGACCCGAGCGGCAAGCCCGATCCAGAGCATCCGCTGCCCGGCTTCGATCAGGTGCTGGTGTCTGTGGACGCTTCGATGAAGGGCACGCAGTCATCAGACTTCTCCTGCCTCCAGAAGCACGGCTTCAATCGCGAGAAGGATTACGTTCTCGATTGCGTCAATGAGCGCATGGATGCGGTCCGGCTGGAGAGCGCGATCATTGACATGGTGTGCGACACAAAGTGCCCGAAGGAACTCCGGCCCACTGTGCTGCTCATCGAAGAAACTGCCAACGGCGCAGCCGTCATCCAGCGTCTCCGCAAGCTACCGAATCCGCTCCCGGTGACCATCGTCGCTGTGAATCCAGAAGGCGGAAAGAAGTCCCGAGCCATGGCCTGTCAGCCTGAGGTCGCTCAGGGCAATTGCTACCTGCCAAAGAATGCGCCGTGGAAGCGCGACTTCCTCCAGCAGCTCGCTCTTGGTGTGGATGTCGCAGAGTACGACGACATGATTGACTCGTTCTCGCAAGCGTGGGCTTATCGCCGCGAACATCGCTGGGGTTTCTTCGAGAGCCTTGAAACGGCGAAGGTTGTGACTTCACGTGCTTCAGTAGAACGCAAACAGCCCGTGGCTCCGACAGCGGAGGAGCGCAAGAAGTCGAACAGCGAAGGTATGAAGGACACCATGCGTGCGGAGTTCGGCAGACGCATGGGTCGAGGGAGGTTCTAATGAAGCTGCCAGCGTGGATCGTACGAATCTATCATTATTATTCCTATCAATTCAGGACCGCCTTCGCCCGCGCCTTCACAGTCGATAAGTTTGCCGATCTGCTCTGTCCTGGCTGCGGTCTCGTCGGTCCGAAGAAGCTTCGCTTCATGCCTGAGTATCAGAAGGTCATCGCCACTTGCAATCTGCGGTGTGGTGCGAATTGGGGAGTGGCTCCCGTCCTTGGCTACGACGCTTGGAAGATTCAGGGTCTTGCTGACGTGCTCGCTGAACAGCAGGCCGTGGAGGATGAGGCCACGGCGAACCGCGAACGTGACGAGCTGGGCATCAGACGATAGTCCTGCCTTTGCAAACCCTTAGTAGGACTCTTTCATGACAAATCCTTCATTGAAGCAAACGTTCGCGCAGATGGCTGCACAGCGGGCTGTGCCCGTTCAGCAAATCAAGCGACCCGGCGGAGCTGAAGAAATCCCAGGCATCGACCCGTTCTGGTTCTCCGCACTTCAGCCGACTATCCCGACAGCTCCAAAGTCGTATCGTCCGCGCCAGTGGCCCTTCATCCCTGGCTTCAACAAAATCTGGGAGCCGCGTGGTGAGGACACCGCACGCGTCCCATTCGACATTCTGTTCCGAGCCAGCGATGAGTGGAACCTCTGGTCCTGCGCGATGGAAACGGTCATCGACAAAATTCTGTCGCTCGACTGGCAGATTCGTCCTAAGGGCGAAGCGAAGGATACGCCAGCGCAAACAGCTGATGAAGACCCGATTATCGACAAGCTGACAGCGTTTTTCGAGCACCCATGCCGCGTGGCTGGCCTCGACAATTTCCGCGGATTCGGCAACCGTATCCTCACCGATATGTACGTCGGTGACTGCGCGACGATCTGGATGGAGCAGAACGTACTTGGCCAGATTCTGTCGGCCACACCCATCAGCGGTGCGTTCATCAAGGTCTTGATCGACGACACTGGACGCCGTCCGTGCGAAGTCGTGACCGATCCAGATGATCCGCGCTGTGGACAAAAGGCAGCCGCGTACCAGCAGGTAGCGTATGGGCTACCAGCCATCGACTTCACCGAAGACGAAATAATCTACGCCGTTCGCAAGCCTCGCAACCATACGGCCTACGGCCGTTCGCACCTCGAACAGATTCTCACGATGGCGAACATCGGCATCCGTGCGCAGGAGTTCTTGCTCGCTTACTACGCTGAGGGCAACACGCCAGAGATGCTCATTCCTGTGGACGCCTCCACCCCGGCTCAAAAGATTGAGGAATGGAATCAGCTCATCGACTCCAACCTATCCGGCCAGCTAGGCGAGCGTCGCAAGATCAAGATGATTCCGGCCATGACTTCGGACGGCAAGATGCAGGCCATCTTCCCGAAGGAACCGTTGCTGAAATCGGAGATTGACGAGTGGCTTGCACGTATCGTGTGCTTCACGCTCGGTCTCAACCCACAAGCTTTTGTGCGGTCGATGAACCGCGCTACGTCTGAACAGGCGCAGGATACCGCTGAGGCAGAAGGCCAGCAGCCAGTTATCAATTGGTTTGAAGACGTGATGAACGAAATCATCCGTCGTTTCGGCTATGGCGACAAATACGAGTTTGCATTCCGCGTGCGCCGTGAACAAGACGGTCTCAAACAAATGCAGATCGACACGGGTTATCTCGCGAAGGGCGTCTGGACCGTCAACGACGTTCTCCGTGACCTCGGTATGGACACGGTGGACGAGCCGTGGGCTGACGAACACTTCATTGACACTCCGACCGGAGCAATTCCGTTCCCGATGGTTGAGGAGATGACGCAGGCCAACATTGACAAGATCAAGCAGCCACCTGCTCCACCAAAGGCTCCGGCTGTGCCATCCACGCCAGACGAGACCGCTGAGGTTGTGAAGAAGTCCATCAGCGAAGTGATGACTCTGGTGAAGGCGCATCACCCGGCTGCGAAGGAAGCGGCTGACAAGATCGAAGCGAAACTCAATCGCAAGCTGGCTGAGTTGCACGAGAAGGTAAAGGCCAAGATCGGGCGGAGGTGAAGTAATGGACGACGCTCTGCTTCTTGAATCACTCAAACGGATCGAGGGCAAGGTTGACACCGCCATCGTTAGTCACGGTGAGCGCATTGCGAAAACCGAAACTCGCCTCGATGCCGTGGAGGCCGCTGCCACCAAAGCCGAATACAAGGATTGGGGTAGAGCCGTTCTGACTTACCTCAGCGTCATGCTCTCGCATCTTGGTCTGGCCCGTGCTGGCTGGAAAATCTAATGCCGCTCACTGCTGAACAGCAAGCCCAGGTCGAGGAGATTCTCGGCGTCCTTGATTGGTCGGACGTGCCAGCGGAAATCCGCGCTGAACTTGAAGCAGCCACGCTTGCCGGAAACGATAACGCTCTTCTCGGTGGGAGCGTTAGCGCCGATCTTTTGTCCGCTGTCAACCAAGCGGCTGCGAATTATGCGAAGGAGAGAGCAGCAGAGTTGGTCGGCTCCGGTGCCCAGTCCATTGCCGAAACCACTCGCGATAAGCTACGCGACGTTATCACTCACTCCTTCGAGGACGAAACCGGGATCGAAGACCTTCTTTCCGGTATTGAGTCATCGGGCATATTCTCGCCCGCTCGTGCCCTGTGCATCGCTCGAACCGAAGTCAACCGAGCTGAACTCACGGGAAACCTAAACACGTGGGACGAGATCGGGAACGTAGAAGAGGTCGATTGGATAGCAAGACCTGAAGCCTGCGAGGAATGTCAGGATTTGGCTGATGATAGTCCGTACAGTCTGGATGAAGCCCGTGACCTTCTGGACGACACTCACCCGAATTGCACGTGTGGCTTGATGCCCCGGCTCGCCACGCCAGACGAAGAATAACTTCGTCGCCCTTTAGTAGAGACAAACACCCATGGCTGAGAAGTGGCAAGAGTTTCTTCAACTGACAAAGTACGACCCGTTCACCGGGGAGTTTGAAGCCACAGCCATCAAGGGCGGTGTTCCCGACCGTGCCAAAGAACGTCTCGACTATCTCCGCTCCAAACCCAATTTTGAAAAGGTCATTGCGTCACAGTCCGCTGCCTCTGGTGGCGAGAACCTGTTTCCTGTCCGGCTCCAGCACGACGTGAAGAAGCCCGTCGGTCTTATCAAAGCTGTTGAGTGGAAGGACGATGTACAGGAGCTGAAGGTCAACGGCTTGGCTGTTGATCCGATCACAAAAGAACTAATGCGTATGCGCGTCTTGACCGGAGTCTCCATCGGAGGAGCCTACGTTGAGAAGCGGTTGAACCCGAAGGATGGTATCACCGACTACGTTGCGGACCCGGCTGAAATCTCGCTCGTGGATCGCCCTTGCTTGCCGCAGGCTACATTCTCGATGGTAAAGGACGCCAGCGGAGCGCTGGAACTTTGCAAGTTCGCGAGCGACAGCGAGAGCACGTCCGCCGATGAACTCATCGCTAAATACTTTCCGAAGGACAAGCAGACCGAAGAATTGACCGCGAAACTCGCCATTCTCCAGAAGAGTGTGGACGATTTGATCGCGTTGCAGAAGGCCGCGAGCGAATGCAAGTGCTCCGCGGACGGTCCTTGCTCATGCGGCAAGTGTGCCTGCAAAGCATGTGAGACGTGCGCGAAGCGCGACTTCAGCGATGACGAGCGCAAAAAATTGACTGAGTCTGGTGCCGCGATGCCCGGTGGTAGGTATCCAATCAAAACAGAGCAGGATCTGAAGAACGCCATCCAAGCCATCGGTCGCGCCAAGGATCGCGCAGCGACAATCGCACACATTAAGGACCGGGCAAAAGCACTCGGCCTATCAAGTTTGATTCCAGAAAGCTGGGAGAAGGTCGAAAAAGCTGACTTCCAGAACACTAATCCAGAGGTCACCATGAAGACACAAGTTCCCGAAGAGTTGCAGAAAGCGTACAAGGCAGCGACCGATCACATTATGGACTGCCACAAAACCGCGACTGCGCAACATGCAGAACGCTGCGCCAAGTCTGCCGATCACATGAATGCTGTCCACGGACACCTTGCTGCAATGCACAAGGCACTCACTGGTGAAGACCTCACCGTTCCCATGGAAACCACCAAAGCTGACGCCTCAGGCGATCTGAAGAAGGAAGACAAGAAGGACGTGCCCGTCTCCGATGAGCGCATTGCCGAGATTGTCGCCCAGACCCTGAACAAGGCACTGGGTATCGAGGAAGAGAAAAAGCAGGAGCCAGTGACGCTCGAAGAGCGCATCGCGAAGGCGGTGGGCTCGGCTCTGGAGCCTCTTCTGAAGAAGGCCGATCCTGCCCGCAGCAAGCCTCGCTTCGTCGATGGCAGCAACAAGGAAGAAAAGGCGTTGACGTCTGAGGACGCTAACAAGCTGGCGAAGAGCATCACCGCTGGCAGCCGCGAAGAGAAGGAAGCTTCGATCCTCGCATTGTTCAAAGATTCGGCCCGCACGCAAGCCGAGCAGATGACGAACTAAGTCGGACTCGATCTGACTTCGCAAACGATTTTGTAGGGGAGATATAAAACATGCTCAGTTCAGGACTTTCACTCCGCGCTCTGTTCGAGAAGAACGGCTTGCGCAAGAACGCCGAATCTGCTTCGGGTCAGACGATTTTCTCAGCCCTCGGGTTGAACGCCGTCAACCTCGAAACGCAGGCGAAGTCGCTCATTCCGTACAACGCCCCGTTCTACAACAGCACTCCTCGCGTCACTTCTGACGTGGGTGGCTTGACGGTTCAGTGGAAGGCCGTGCTCGCGGCTTCTGCCGGGTTCATCACCCTGCCTGAGTCCGAGCGTAACCAAGCAGCTTCGTTGCTTGAGCGCGACTACAGCGCACCTTTCAAGTCGAGCGGCGTGGACGTTGACGTTTCGATGTTCGCCCAGGAAACTGGACGCGAGTTCCAAGACAACCTTGGCTTCGCCCAGTTCTCCGCGCTCCAGATGTTCCTCCGTGCTCAGGACCAACAGCTCCTGTGCGACGGCAACTCTGGAACTTCCGGTAACGGGTATGAGCTTGGCACCACGCCGACTCCGACCGTCGCGTTGGTCCTGAACAGCACTGTGCAGGGCAGCATTCCCGCCAGCACTCACGTGTCTGTCCGTATCGTCGCATTGACCCCGTTCGGTCTGCGCGCCCAGAAGGACCCATTTGTCAACCCGCTGAACGGCACTGGCTTGACGCCTCAGTTGTCTGCCGTCAGCATGACGGGTGACACAATCACTGCCTCCGGTGGAACGGCTGCTGTCTCGGCTTCGTCCAACGTTGTTGAGACCGACAGCACGCACCAGACGGTTCAGGTTTCGTATGACGCTCCGTTCGGCGCGGTCGCTTTCGCTGTCTACGTTGACTCCGAGGACACCAGCTCGCCGCCAGCCGCTGACGCTTTCTTCGCTGGTATTTTCAACGGCGAGTCTTGCTACATCACGGCGCTGCCTTCCGACAGCAACCAGCCCGCATCCGCAACTGGTCTGAACGTTGACTACAGCTACGACGTGAATGCCGTTGACTCCTACTTCGCGTGGGCGGTCAACTGGTCGTCTCAGGGCGAGTCTGCCACGGGCGACTACGCTGCGTTCCAGTCGTATGTTGCAGACCAAGGTGGAAGCACCCTCACTGCGGTGGGCGATGGCTCCATCCAAGAGTTCACTGATGCAGCCGACTACCTGTACAACAACTATAAGTCGGCTCCTGATCGCATCCTGATTGCATCACAGACCGTCAGCGGAACCTCGCTGAAGGCTGAGATTCAGAAGGCGATGTTGAGCGGTTCTGAGGGCTTCGGCAACTCGTCCGCGTCACGCATTATCTTCGAATCGAAGGATGGCGAGATCAAGGGTGGCACCAAGCAGCTTGCTTACGAGTGGCCTTACAGCTACGACGGCATCAGCAAGGTCATCACCATCGAAGTCATGCCCTGGTTGCAACCCGGCATGATCGTCTTCCAGACGACTCAGAACCCCTATCCGCAGGCTGCCGGACGCATCCCCGCTGCATGGGAAGTCCACGCGCTTCTGGATACGTTCTCAATCGTGTGGCCGATCCGCAAGTTGCAGCGCGAACTCGGTGTGTACAACTTCACCGCAACGAAGTCGTACCTGCCGCACGTCGCTGCCGCGTTGCAAAACGTCGGATAAGACGGAACGGTTTCATCAGACGGTTATCCCCAGATCAAGGGTCGGATCAAAACAGATCCGGCCCTTTTCATTTTTGAGGAATCATGGAAACGAATCCTACAGAGCAATTGAGTACGGTGGCCCTCGTCAAGGCGGAGTTCGCGAGCGGCCTCGACACGTCTGTTGCCGACTCTGACATTCAGGAATACATAGACGACCTCAGCCAAGACTGGCTTGAGCGTTGTGGCGTGTACTCGCTTAGCACGCTTTACGAACTCACCGAAACTTACGACGGCTCGGGTAGCAACTCGCTTCCGCTTCGCCAGTATTACCAGTCGATCTCGACTGTAGCAATCGGTGTCCGCACTATTCCGCAGAGTACATCCGTGAACCAGTGCGGATGGGTTCTCGATAGCGCGAACGGTAGATTCCTGCGTCTGCGGGGATATATGGGCTTCCTGCGTGGAGTCCAGAACATCACAGTGACCGGGCAGGCCGGGAACGACGGCATTCCCGGTGACGTGCAACGTGCGTTTACTCGCCACTGCGCTATTGAGTTCAAGCGGAAGGACAGCATCAACGTCAAGTCGCTCAGTCTTTCGAGCGGTGGCACCACCACTTACTTGACCAATGATGAGCTACCTCCCGACATTCAGCGTGTGATTCGAAATCATTCGAGACTGGGAATGTAAGCGTCATGATCGCTGTACAGCACAACATTGATAGCTTCGCGGGCCAGATGCGTGCCCGTGCTGCCGTGCTCTCGCAGCGATTGATAGCTTCGATCAACGATCTTTCGATCAAGCTGCAGCAGCGCATCTTAAGCCGCCCTGGTAGCCCTGCGAGTGCTTCTCACCGGAGGAAAGGATGGCTCGCCAACTCGGTGCGGCCTATTCCCGCCGAGGCTGCGGGAGGAGTCGTCTCCGGTGGCGTTCAAGGCGCTGGTGGCGACGCGTGGTACGGCAGACTTTTTGAAGACGGTACGACCAGTGCATACGAGATCATGGCTCGCAACAAAAAGGCGATGATGCTCGCTTTGCACGGGGACCAGATGATCCTGCGCAAAGTGATCCATCCGGCTTTCGACAGCAGCAAGTTGGCATTCATGTCGCCCGCGCTGAAGGATATGGAAGCCGAGATCACAGCAGAGATTCAGGCAGTGACAATGGAGACGTTACGTGGCTAAAGCACCCAGGGAACAAGTTTTCGCCGCTCTGTACCAGCTATTGCTTACCGGAGACTATCCATTCGAGATAGTGAATGAAGGGCAGGGACGGCTGATGCGCCAGTGGGACCAGTTCCCATCGGCGAATCAGCCCGCTCTCTATCTTCAGGAAGGTCCGCAGAAGGCGGAACAGAACACCCCTGGTGGGGCGCTGGGTTTGAATCGTTGGCTCTACACTGCGAAGGCTTGGTTTCTCTTCCGTCGCGACGCCGCCGTACTTCCAGCTACTGTGTACAACCAGATTCTTGACGCCGTCGATGCCGTGATTGTCCCTCCTGCGCTCCCCGGCCAGAAGCAGACTCTTGCAGCACAGAATGGTGGCAAGCCGCTCGTGACCAACGTCCGCGTAACTGAGGCCATGTGGGACGAGGGAACTCTCGATCCAGTTGTGGGCCAGGTAATAGTCATGGTGGGCCTTGAAATCCTGACGAGCAATTAACCGACTTCGGCTCGCCTTTATAGAGGTAAACGCAAAATGTCCAGCTCCGCGATGCAACTCGTAGACTCGTTTGCCATTGGGAACATTTTCATCAATCCCAACAGCGGTCTACTCCCGGCGAATCCGACGCCGTTCGAACTCAAGACGATCTCCGAAATTTCGCTCGACTACAAGGGCAAGAACGTGGCCCTGCGTGGACAGTATCTCGTCCCGGTCGATGCGCGTATTGCCGACGTGGAATTCACGGGCAAGTTCACCATCGGAACCTCCAGCCTCAACCAATTGAACAACCTGCTGTTCGCCGGAACGCTGAACACGGCGGTTGTGGACAACATCGTTCCAGATGAAGCAGCGACTCCAGCCGAGGCCGGCAGTCCTCCATCTGGCCTGTTTCTCTATCAGGTCGCTGGCCACGCCTCCTTCGTGGAAGACTTGGGCGTATCAGCGCAGGCGAGCTCGGCTCAGTTCGAGCGGGTCGCGACTTCTGAGGACGTGATTCAGGCGGGTCAGTATTACGTCGATGACGAAGGCAACTACAGTTTCTTCGACGATACACCAGTCTTCATTTCATATGTCAACACCGTCGACACAGGCGCATCTCTGTCGATCCCGAACAACCTGCAAGGCCAGTCGCCACAATTTGAGTTTGCCGCTTGGATTCCGGCCTCCGCAGGAGCCACCGCTGGTTACAACGGCTACCGTTTCTTCGCGTGCCGTGCGACAAGCTGTAAGCTTCTGGCTGGCAAGAACAACGACTTCAACAAGTGGGAAGTAGACTTCTCAGTTTACTGCCCAGTGAACGCGCAAGTTGGCGAGCTGATCCAGACCGTCATCTAAGATTCACCAACGAGTAATGGGAGTCTCGCCCGAGACTCCCAGCAGTATTAATTCTTCACGCGGCCTTCGCACTCTGCGGACGCCCAATCGTTCTGAAAAATCCCAATCAAAGGAAACACCATGTTTGGATCTGACAAAAAGAAAATCCCCGTCAAGCCGACTCAGTTCGTCGTGACCATCGCAGGGCAAGAATACCGATTCGGTGCTCTATCTCAAAGGGAGATGGAGAAGTTCGTCAGCGAAGAACTCGCCGTCAAAACCGACCCAGCGAAGCTCAAGGCCGTGTGGCAACAGGTTGTCGCCACCGCTTTCAGCAAAGGTGGCAACGACACCACTGTTGAAGACCTCGCGGAGTTGGACGTGCCCCTGTTCAACGCTTTGTTTCAAGCCATCATGAATGCACACCACATGAAGCTTGAGTCGAAGTTGGGGGAAGCGAAACCTCTTTAACCGAGTGGCTGCGGTTGATGAGGGGAAGATTGGCCACCGAGTGCGGCTACTCGCAGGAGTACATCGACCAGATGGAATTCCTCGACGTGCAGAAGATGGCGGAATACTGGGCGATTGAACCACCGCTCGCATACATGTACTTCGCCGCCCACTTCAAGCGTAAGGAGAAAACTGCGCAGGGCATGAACATCATCCCGAACACTGGTGGATCGAAGCCGTGGCACCAGCAGCCCGCGCATATCAAGCAGGCGATTATCGGTCACTACATGGCCGCGAACCCCGGTAAGACGGCAGAGGATTTTGAGCTGGAACGTGCGGCTCAGCAGAAGGCGCGTTACGCCGCACGGCTGCAAGAAGAACGCAAGAAGAAGCAGGCAACTCATTGAGCGACGAGATCGTAATCCGAATCACCGGGGACCCGAGTGGCGCAAGCAGCGCCATCAACGAGGTCACTCAGGACACCAAGGCGTTGGAGAACGCACTGTCCGGTGCCGGTGCTGCCGGCATTGAGGCTGGCAACCAGATCGCAGAAGGTGCGCAGAAGGCCGACTTCTCCATGCGTGAGGCTCGTGGAACCGCAGCCTTGCTGGGCGAAGAAATCGGAGTCCGCATCCCACGTCACGTTGCATCTTTCGTGGCGGAAATTCCAGGAGTCGGTGAAGCGATGGCCCTCGCCTTCTCTGGTATCGCGGTCATCGCCCTGGTCGAAATCTTAACCAAGGGTATCGAGAAGCTTGAGGAGTTCATCTCCGAAACCTTCATCTTCACGTCCGCTCAGAAAGCACTCAACGATGAGATTCTTTCCACCAATGCAAAGATCGCGGACTACGACAAGAAGCTGAAGGAACTCGGCATCGAGTACGAGAAAATTGGCAAGACTGGTTCGCAGCTCACCGACATCGATCTCGCTCACGGCACCGATGAGATTCTGAAACAGCAAGCCGCTCTCCGCCAGTTGGCCGATCAAGTCTATGGCGTGAAGAATGGCATGGTCACCCTGCCCGATGCCATCAACACCGTTAACGGTGCCCTGACAAATCTCAACCCAGGTTTGAAAGGTGACGAGCTGAAAAAGATGCTTCTGCCAGCCAGCGCTGACGAGGAGACCGTCCTCGCTGCATACGCCAATGTTCAGGGCCAGTTGCAGAAGCAACTTGAGGTTAGCCAAGCTGCCATCCAGAACATTGCTAAGAAGGGCAGCGTCGAATACCAAGAGGAACAGAATCGTATCCAAGAAGCCATCCTCACTTCCACTAAGAACTTTCTCGACGCCAAGGCCAGCATGATGGAAGCGGCAGCGAAGACTCTGCCGTCCGACTCCACTGCCGAGATCCAGGCATCGACCAACCTTGAAAAGATCGCGGCACAGCAGCGTCTGGCAGCGGCAAAGGAAGAAGTCGAAGGCAAGATTGCGATCGCGCAGCAAGACCCGACCAAGAACGCGGCTCTAATAACCGAGCTGAATGGCCAGCTCCAGACACTTCAGGAAAATTACCGCTCCAAGCTGCTGGAGATTGACGCTTCGTACTACACGAAGGTCACCGCGTTGATGGAGAAGCAGCAGAAGGACTCCGAGAAGCTCATTGACGAGGAGCTAAAGACTGAACTCGATGCCGACTTGAAGCGTGGCGAGGCCATCCTCAAGGCTACTGATGCTCAACTGAAACTCAATGAGGCCACCGCCAGAGCGGCTGCTGAGACCCAAGCGGACGTGGTGGCACGAGACAAGGCCGCTGGCCTCGTCGATAAGGCGATGCAGGATGAGGCGAGACTCGTCGAGCTACTCCAGCAACAGAAGGCGGCTGAGCTTGGCATCGTGGACGCGAAGCTGGCTGAAGCGCAAGCGGCTATGGAAGTCGCAAAGACCTCCGGTGCCGGTGGTGGAGAAAACGTTACCGATTACAACACCGCGCTCGCACAGTACACCGAGTACCAAGCCCAGCGCGTGCAGATCGCAGCCGAGGCTGACAAGAAAATTGCAGCCGCTCAGGATTCTGAACTGAAGGGAGAGACGAAGGAATACCAAGCCTACCTCCAGCAGTTCAACACTGAGTTCGCTACCACGTTTGCCAATATCGAGATGGGTCACGAAACCCTGGGCAAAGCGGCCATGAAGATGTACGACCAGATGGCACAGTCGCTGCTCAAGAACTTAGCGATCATGGCCCTGGCTGAACTCGAAGGTCTGGCGTTGCACAAGACGGTAGCCGCACAGAAACAGCTCAGCGACGCTAAAGGCGCGGCTGGTGGTGCCTACAACGCCGTGGTGGACACTCCGATCATCGGCCCAGTCATCGCTCCGATCGCAGCCGCAACCGCTTTCGCTGCCGTCATGGCCTTTGATGAAGGTGGCATGGTGCCACAGACGCAGATGGCTCTCGTCCACAGTGGTGAGGCCGTTCTGACTCCGCAACAGGCTGAGAACTTGCGCTCTGCCGCAGACGAAGGTGGCGGTGACACGCACTATCACCAGCACGAGACCAATATCAGCACTATGGACTCCGCGGACTTTGCTCGTTTTCTGAAACGCAATCCCGGTGCCCTGAGCGCAGGGATTACACACGCCGCGAAGAACGGTCACTTGGATGTGGCGTCTCTCGCCAGAGGTAAATAACAATGCCAGTTCCGTCAACCATCTCGGGCACGCCGATCCTCGGGTTCTCTGATCCGAAGACCTTCTTCGTGGGTTATACGGGCAGTGGAACATATCCTCTGCGCGGCCTCGGCTGGTCAATGGTTGATGAACCAACTTTCGTGACGCTGGACCAGAAGACGCAAGGTGGACGCGAGGTCATGAATGTCATGTACCTCAACCCACTACACGCTTTTAAGCTCGTCTACAACTTCTTGGAGAACGACCCCGCGCTGAACATCAGCGGAAACCCTGACACCGATTTCAGAATGCTCTACAGTTTTTACCTCGCGCAGAATGGACGCTTTCAAGAATTGCTGTACCAGACGCGAGAAGCCTCGGTGGTCAAGCAAGCACTCGCGGCTCCCGACGCCAACGGCTACGTCGAGATCGTTTATTCGAATGGCCCATTCTTCAGCGAGTCAGTGCAGGAAATGAATAACGTCCTGCCGACTATCTATTCGGTGAACGATGGCGTGTACACCGACCGGACCGTTGACTGCTCGTTCTACACGGCTGGCTCTATCGCTCCATACTCCGGCATCGCGTTCACGAGCACGTACACGCTGGGGGCTGGAGAGTTCTTCGCGTGGAGCGGCACGTGGTACTACCGCTGCCACTTCGATAAGGACAGCTATTCGTTCGAAGAATTCATGTATCAGCTCATGAAGGTCGGAGTGGGGCTGTCGCAAGTTCGTATTTAATCTCATGAAACAAGTCATCAACACGGCGGGAGTTGATCGCACTGCCATGTGCTTCCAATGGCTAACAGGCCAAGGAGTGGCCGCGTGGTCCTCCACCACGGACTACGTCAAGGGCGACATGGCGCAGACCTCGGACAACAAGCTGTGGCGTTGCATCGTGGCGAACACGAACGAGGAGCCGGGAACGGCTGGCAGTCCTCCAGGGACCTACTGGCTCCCGGTTGACCAGCATGGCGAGCGAAACGTCGTGATGAAAGATTTCTACTTTCTGGGCCCACCAGTTTTCTACCCAAGCTTGGATCAGGGCACTCCAGCTTTGGATTCCAACTACGGTGCTTACCCTTTGGTGGATGGCGATTTTCCCATTGCGTATCAACCGTACCCTGAGATTCCAAACCAGGACTATGTGCCCGTCATTACGTTCGTTCCGTTCAGCGTCGAAAAGGACAAGCTGGAATACAAGACTGGCTTCGAAGCATCGACCATGACGCTGACCTTGCGACCGCGTGATCCAAATCCCGCGACTGCTCCAGCGAGCAACGTTGAACCGTATCTCAGTCGTGGCCCTGCTGGGACGGTTGGCAGCTACGAGACGCCGTCGTTCGCGGAAAGTATTCAGACGAAGGCTCCTTACTCGGACAGCTACTCGCACGTAGCGACGAAGCTTTATCAGACGATGCGGCAGTCCTTTGCGCAGAGTCAGGAGTGGTATCTCGCTCCGCTCACGGTGTGGCGAACGTTCAGTCCCGCTGAGGACCCATCGGATGTCACGAGCTACGGAGCGGCAGTTATGTTCCGTGGACGCGTGTCGAACATCAACGTGGACGCCGAGGACGTCAAGATCCAAGTTGCCTCGCTGATGGAGATTTTCAAGCAGAAGGTTCCTTCGCAGACCATTCAGCCAGGGAACCGCTGGGCACCGTTCAACTTTCAAGGCACTGAGGACTACTTTGTCAGCATCACGAACAGTCCCATCGCCAGTTTCAGCTACTGTCAGTTCGAGTTCCCAGGAGAAGTGGCAGATGGCGATCTCGCCGAAGGGTTCGCACTCGTGGCCGCGTTCAATGGCGTAAATCTCGCGGGCTGCTGGTGGAGACATATTTACACCAACATTGGAACGTTCCAGTCTGGTGGAAACTACTACTCCACGGTCGTGTTCCTCGAACCTCTGCCGCTAATGCTCAACTCAGGCATCGTGGAAGCGCGGCTCTGGAAGTCGAGCGACACGAGCACGAATCCAAGTGGACCGGGAAGCGGCTTCCCGTATGTTCCGCAGCCTCTCACGGGTATTGCCTAAATGACGCAAGCGCTGAGGCATGAGCAACTCGAACGCAATGAGGTTATTGCTGAAGCCCATCGGTGGGTAGGAACGCCTTTCAAGCACGACGCTGAAGTGCTCGGTGTAGGAGTGGATTGCGCCCATCTGATAAACGCCGTGTACACGGCAGCGAAGAGGATGACGCACATCAAATTTCCACATTACGCGCCTGACTGGTGGAAGCACGCGGAGGACCCTGAGCAACACATCATCGAGAACGCGAAGCTTCACTTCAAGGAGATCACTGCTGCGCAGGCGAAGCCGGGAGACTGGGTCGTGCTGTTCATCGGTCGTGCCTGGGCTCATTGCGCCATCATCGTTGGAAACCATCAAGTTATCGAAGCATGGCCCACGAGGGCGTTGGTCTCGCTGGTCAACAGTCGCGAGGAACGGCTGTACCGCACGCATCAGAAAAGGTATTTCACATGTTGGTAGAAACCGAAAAAGTCTACAAAGTTCTTTTCACCTTCACGGTGAAAGCCAACTCGCAGGAGCAGGCTAACAGCTTCATTCTCGAACGCATGAAGAAGTTGGCAGAAGCAAACGGCTGGGAAGTTCCGCAGGCGCTGGAGAAATTGTAATGGCTGGTGGATTAGTAGGCGCAAAGACGAACGCGACGCAGGAGCCGCAAATCTTGGGTGTCCAAGTCACCACGTCGCTCTACAACCAAGCCATTCCTCTGCTTATTGGCAAGCGCCGCGCCGCAGGCCACGTCATCTGGTACGGTGACTTCGGTCCCTCTGGCGGCTCGGGCAAAAAGGGCAAGTCAGGGAAGAAAGGTGGGCCAACCAGCTACCAAGCGAACCTCGACCTGCTCATCGCGTTCGGTCCCATCTGGTCCATTCAGTCCATCTGGCAGAACAGCAGCATCGTGGGCTACGGTTCCGGTCTGTCCTCGTTCTCGCAGGCTGGAAGCCAGACCTTCACCATCACGGCTGCGAGCACCTTCAGCGGCACAGTCAACAATCAGCCAGGAGGCTACAACCTCGACTTCATTTCAGCGATCAGCTTCACTCCGAGCACACCAGTCTCGGCAACCATCGATGACTACGGCGATCCGCTCGGCTCGCGCACCATCACCGAGACGGAGACGGAGCAGTGGCTCTACAACACGTACGAGAATTTCTCCAGCTCAGGTCTCGGCAGCATCGCGTGGCGTCCCGGCTCCTGGGAGTTCGGCAAGCCATACTGCAACGCACCAAGTTGCAGTTTCCCCATCGGTGTCGATCACGGTGGCGCGGACTTCACCTGCACGTTCCCTGAAGCCGTCACTGGAACGATCACTGTCCATTGGGGAGCCACTAAGGCCGACCACGACAATCCGCTCACGTACATCCACTACGAGTTTGAAGCAGAGCTCGGCTCCGGCAACGAGTTCAGTTCAACCCCGAGCCAGCAGATCATCTACCCGGAACTATCGGGTGTTGGTGGCGTGGCCATCGATCTCGGCATTTCAGGTACGGCTCCTGAACTCGACGTCGAGGCGCAAGGCCTTTACTCGCTGGACAAGAACGGTCAGGTCAATCCTGCCGATCTGATCCTCGACCTGATTCTGTCGGGCAACGCTTATCACAACAACCTGAACGGCACGTGGACACCGTTTTGTTTCAGTCACGGTTTGAACTTCGGTGGTGACCCGAGCCGCGAAACATTCCAAGGATTCGATCCCGGATTCCCCGGCTCGCTCACGTGGCCGCCAGTGTGCAGCTTTCCTTGGGTTCTGCCAATGCCTGCTTCAGGAGCGTCCTCTGGCTCGCAGTTTCAAATCTTGCGTGACCCTCCGACTTTCAACCAAGGTCCGTTTAGTGGTTCGAGTGCGCCGTACTCCGCCAACTCAATTGTGGAGGGCAGCGACAGCAACTTCTATCGCGCATTGACCTATGCCGAGGCGGACCCTGTCAGCGGTGGCACCACGACGTGGGCACAGTTCGACGGAGACTTCTCAGATGGTTTGGAGGACGTACGCAATTACTGCGCAGCGAACGGCATCTTCATCTCGACTTACATCAGCTCCCAGAAGGCTTGCTCCGACATCCTCAACGAAGTTTGCGAGATTGCTAACTGTGTCCCGGTGTGGAACGGGCAGTCGCTCGACTTCTATCCGCTGAGCGAAGTGAGCCAAGTTGGCGGAGGAGTCGTATACACCCCACGCACGGCGTCTGGACCCATCGTTGTGCTGGATTCCAACTACTTCGAGATGGAGAAGGACGAGGCACCCGTTACCGTCAAGCAAGAGAACATGCAGTCGGTGTGCAACATTCTGGACATCAACTACTCTGACGCGGCCTTCGACTCCAACGGCATGTGCGGCTACCAGGCTTACCAGTCGACGTCGGTTCGCATCTCCGACGCCGAGCACTGTGGCCTTTACGGGCCGATGAATGGCTCGCCTCGCGGCTACGACGACTACATCTGCGACGCCACAACTGCCACCAAAGTGGGCTGGCCCATCATGAAGCGGCAACGCTTCGCTGATACCTACGCCGTGGATTTCAAGTTGCCTCAGACCGTTGGAAGCTTGCTCGATCCGATGGACCTCATCACGGTGAACGATCCACTATTCGGTGGCATTCTGACGACGGGAGTTGCCACCACTGGCCCTGCGGGTCAGGACGTGCGCATTAGCGAACTTTCCGAAGACAAGGACGGCGTCTGGACTTTGTCTTGCGAACGCTTCATGTACGGAATGTCGGCTCCGCAAGCACCATCGACTGCCGGCACTGTATCGAATCCGCCACCGAGCGTGAGTGCTCCGGCAGGCGACATCAATACTCCATATTTCTTCGAGCCAACGGCTGCGCTTGCTGTGGCGCTCGGCATGACCTCAGAAGGTGGGCTGGCCATCGCTGTGTCCGGCTCGGCAACAAACTACGGTGGCTGCGTGGTCAACGTCTCGACAGATGGCGGATCGAGCTACAGTGCAATCGGCAGGTTGCCTGGAAATTCCACCATGGGCTACACCACCGCCGATTACCCGCTCTCACCGAACCCTGATGCCAGCGACACCCTGTCCGTGGACCTAACCGAGTCGGAAGGCGAGCTGATGTCGTACACCTCTGGCCAGCAAGCGCAATTGATCCCGATTGCGCTCGTGGACAACGGCGGCACGACAGCCTCGGGCAGCGCAGCAGGCTACACCACTGAGATTCCATACGAGATCGTCGCTTACGAAACGGTGTCGCTCGTCTCTACCTACAACTACGATTTGTCACCGACCATTCTGCGCGGACAGTTAGGAACGGTGCCCGCTGACCATCCATACGGTGGCTCGCCAGTCGCGGGCAGCGTGTTCGTGGATCTGAGCAATCCCAATTCAGTTTTCAAAACTTCGGTCCCGAGCGGCAACATCGTGGGCAACACGCTGTACTTCAAGTTCCAAACTTTCAATCAGTACGGCGCTGCGATCCAGGACATCTCGGACTGCACGGCATACAGCTTTGCTCTCACTGGCGCGACGAACCCGACCTCACCCAACAGTCCCGGTGGCAGCTATACGCTGACTCCGTCGCCGCTTTTGTACCAAGGCAAGTCAGGTGGATGGCCAGGAGTTGATGGTTCCTCGACGTCGTGGACAAATCCAGACTACATCTACTGGCCATCGTTCACTGCGAACTTTGCGTCAGGTGCAGTGGACTACGCAGCCAACGATTCCGGAACTTCGGCCTTCACTGGTAGTGGGCAGACCGTGTTCGTCACGATCTACGGTCCATCACGCTCTGGCTCGGGCACGGCCCACGTGGATTCGACCAACGCAAACGCCACGACACCGGGCTATGTCTACCTCGGTCAGATCACGAGCAGCGCGGCTGGAAATTCCGGTGGCACTGGTGGCTCAAGTGGCAGTGGTGGGCCGCAAGACCCCGGCTCCACGGGCACGTGGGATATCACAGTGGATGGAGCACCGATCATCTAATGGCTGGCACTCTAAATTTTTCGAGCACGACTCCGGCAGCACCCGGCTCTAACGTCAATGTCACGTGGCAGAAGGATGCTGACGGGAACCTGTCCGGCTATGTCCCCCCAAGTGGCGGAGGAGGAGGTTCAGGTGCACCGAGCGGGACTTTCCACAGCATCGTCGTTAATCCCAGTGGCGTCGGTGGAGCTGGAACTCAGCTCGGCACGTATGCAGTCACTGTGGGAAGTGTGGGAGGTCCGTTCTCCAGCTCCGACAATGCGAGTCTCCCATGGTTCAGAGTAGAAGCGTCAGGACCCTCGACGAGCGGTATTACAGACGACATCTTTTGCATCACTCCTGCGACCATGCAGCAGATCCAATTCTACGTAGGAATTGGCAGTGGTTCTCTCGGCAGCGGTGTGTTGACTGGATGTCGCTGGTGGTTAGGATTCTCGGACTTGGGAATCGGTTCACTGGACGCGACCAACCCCGCCGGACACATCGTCGGCTTCCGCTTGGATCAGAGCGGTGGACTCAACACGCCAGATACGAACTGGCAAGCCTATGTCTCCAG